GACGGCAAAAAGAGTTACACACAGAGGTGGACGAACAACATGACCAATCGTGAGGAACCCAAGGTCAAGGCGTCCAAGACCAAGCCCAGGGTCAAGATTACCTTTTGGCCCGAGTGGTCCAAGTTCGGACACACCGCCCTCGATAACGACGTTCTCCAGGTGTTCACGCGCCGGGCGTGGGATGCCGCCGCCTACGTTGACGTTGCGAAGGTGTTCCTCAACGGGACGCACATCAAGGTCAAGGACCTTCTCGCCTACGCGAAAATGCACACCGAAGAGACTCTGACCGTGCACAGCGTTCCCCGGTGGGATGTCGTGGCGTGTAAGTCTCTCACGGGCGCGCGTCAACTCTCGTGGGTGAACGGCATCTGTACGACCAAGGGTGGTTCACACGTTGACCACGTGACGACCGTCATTTCCAAGGACGTTGTCGCCGAGATGGCCAAGAAGAAGATTCCCGTTCGCATGATTGACGTCAAGAATTGTATGATGCTTTTCGTGAAGTCAACCATCGTGAACCCGAGTTTCAGTTCGCAGACCAAGACGGAACTCACGTCCAAACTCGACGATTTCGGGAGCAGGTTCAGCGTGGACAAGACGTTCACGAAGAAGCTTTTGAAGTCGGGCATCGAAGAGGAGGTGGCGGCCCTTTCCCGTTTCAAGGAATCCCGCGAACTCAAAAAGTCCGACGGGAGTAAAAAGTCAAAGATTTACGGTATTCCCAAACTCGACGACGCCAACTGGGCGGGCGGTCCCAAATCGCCTCTGTGTACACTCATCATCACGGAGGGAGACTCCGCCAAGACCCTTGCGATTTCAGGCCTTTCCATCGTCGGTCGCGATAAGTACGGTGTGTTTCCCCTTCGCGGTAAACCCAAGAACGTTCGCGATGCGTCCGTCAAGCAGCTCATGTCCAACCAGGAGTTCTCGGACCTCAAGAAGATTTTGGGGCTCAGGCAGGACAAGAACTACTCGTCCGTTTCGGACCTTCGGTACGGGCGTCTCATGATTATGACCGACCAGGACCTCGACGGGTCGCACATCAAGGGACTCGTTTTGAACATGTTTCACGTGTTCTGGCCTTCCCTCATCGAACTCGGGTTCGTTTCGTCTATGGTTACGCCCATCATTAAGGTGTCCCACCGGTCCAATACACACTCGTTCTACACCGACCAAGCGTTCCGCTCTTGGCTCGACGAGAGCGAGGACCACAAGCGTTGGAGCGTCAAGTACTACAAGGGACTGGGTACCTCCACGAGCAAGGAGGCGAAGGACTACTTCCGCGAAATTGAAAAACTCACGGTAAAGTTCGGGTGTGACGACGACACGGATAACTCCCTTCTCTTGGCGTTCGACAAGGTTCGCGCGGATGACCGCAAGGTCTGGCTCAAGAACGCGATTGCCAAGCCCCAGGGCGAGGTTTCGTATGGCGACATTGCCGACCTTTCGGTTTCGGATTTCATTCACCGCGACATGGTCAATTTCAGTATCGCGGATGTTCAGAGGTCCATTCCCCACGTCATCGACGGACTCAAACCGTGTCAACGCAAAGTCATTTACGGGTGTATCAAGAAAAACGCCTCCGGCGAAATGAAGGTCGCGCAGATTGCAGGATACATCGCCGAGAACACGGCGTACCACCACGGTGAGGCGAGTCTTCATGGGGCAATCATCGGTCTCGCCCAGGACTACACGGGTTCTAACAACTTGAACCTCCTCCAGCCGTGTGGTCAGTTCGGGACGCGTCTCATGGGCGGGAAGGACGCGGCTAGTCCCAGGTACATCTCCACTCGGCTTTCATCGCCCTCGAAACATCTCTTTGACACGAGGGATTCCGCCGTTTTGAAGTACGCGATTGACGACGGGAAACCCATTGAGCCTGAGTTCTTCGTGCCCACGCTCCCCGTGGTTCTCATCAACGGCGCCGAGGGTATCGGGACGGGTTGGAGTTGTTTCGTTCCGCCGCACAATCCCAAGGACGTCGCCGCGAACATCAAGCGGTGTCTTGAGGGCGAGACCCCTGTTCCCATGCGTCCCTGGTTCAAGGGGTTCAGCGGTAAGACACTTCAAGCGTTCAATGGTTCGTGGGTCTTCGAGGGTACATACGAGCAGAGGGGAACCACGGTCATCATCAAGGAGCTTCCGCCGTGCAAGTGGACCCAGGACTACAAGGAGTTCCTCGATACGCTCGTTGAGAAGAAGAAAATCACCGGGTACGAGAACCACTCGACGGAGGAGAAGGTTCACTTTCGGGTTCGCGGGTACGACGGGGACAGTGTCGTGAAGGACCTCGGGCTTCGCAAGACCGTTCGGACCTCGAACATGCACCTCATGACGCCATCGGGAATCAAGAAGTACGAGACCACAACCGACATTCTGGTTGATTACCTCAAGGTCCGCATTGACATGTACAAGAAACGCAAGAAGCACATGCTCGCGGTTCTCCAACGGGAGTCTCGGTTGGCGAACGCCAAGGCAGAGTTCGTGAAGCGGGTCATCGAGGGGAACATCATCGTGTTCCGCCGCAAACGCAAGGAGCTCGAGAAGGAAATCGCCGAAAAGGGGCTCGGGGAGTTCACCGACAAACTCATGCGCATCGAGACGAGTCACTACACGGAAGAGGAGTACCAGAAACTGATTGAGAACGGGAAGGCCGCGAAGATGGCGCACGATAAACTGGACACAACAAATATCGTTGATATGTGGTCTGAAGACCTATTAAAAATAACTTAATCTGTAATAGTAAGATGTCCCGAGGGCATGGACTTACAGCGTCTGTCACATCGCTACAGGCGATAGGTCCACAGGATATATACCTTACATCTGAGGATCAAAAAAACTCGGTATGGGAGCCGGAAATAAAACGCCACTCAGACTTTGCTATTTATCAGCGGTCATACAGGGTACAGGGACCCTTTATCAATAGCACAATCAAGGAAACCCTTAAGACCCAAACGATGGGTGACCTCATAAGTAACGCATGGCTCAAGTGTACACTTCCAGAGTTACCTATGCCATCAGCAGCATCCCCTTCAGTTGAATACACGTTCACGACCGACGATAGCATTTCCGTTCAAACCGTTATCGATGATAATCCAGGGTTTCAACTATCAAACGTATTGATCGAGGTTCAGCATGGGGCAGGGGAGGGATACGCAAATGTCATTCTTAACGATATGGAAACAAGCGGTTACACGTTTTATGCAAACTTTGGAGCGGCAACTACAAACGTTCTTTACGGTGATGCGAACAGCGTTGATACGTTCGTCGCGGACGCAGATTTCAAGGACCAAACCTCGAACGTCGGGTTTTCAAACGTCAATACAACGGGTGGTACTATAAACCAAGTACTTATTAAGTTCGGTCTCGTCCTCGACGACGCCGTGTATGTCGATCAAATTGGGCGAGCCATTATTGATAAAGTCGAATTTAGGATTGGCAATTATACGATTCAGACCTTGTATCGTGATTGGTACTCCATACGAGACCAACTGTTTAACAATTATGAACAGAAAGAGGCCTTGAAATACATGATAAACGGCGGACAAGACTTTGGTCAGTTGCCCTCCTCCAACGTGGCTACGGGCCCCATCGATCTTTTCATACCCCTCGATCTGTTTTTTTCGCATCGCGGGAACTACACGGCAGCGGACGGGCGTAAACCGTATTTCCCCTTGTGTGCGTGCGCGAACCAAGATGTGGAATTGTCAATTACGTTCAGCAAACAGACTTACTTTACGTTCCTGGATACGATTTTTACAATTGCGGGCGAACCCGTTCCACAAATCGAACTCGAAAACGTTGAGCTTGTGTTTGAGATGATCGACGTGACGCCGGAGGAGCAGAACTTCTGGCGCAACGGTACGTACACGTTAAAGATACCCCGACTCATTCGACAGCCTAAACAGTTTTTCTTAGTGGGCGACGACTCGTTGAGCGTAGAGTTCATTCCCGAGGGCATTGTCAAGATGACGGCGTGGTTTTTCCGGTCGACGTTGTTTGAAAACGAAAACGACGACACGTACTACCAACAACGTTTCAATTTCAGTACACGAATCACG